GTATGAGTCTTCCCATGAACCGTTGATTAGGTACTTCTTTGGCAGCCATTGCTTCCATAGTGGGAGGATAATTTTGTCTACACCGTTTAGGAAGTCAACTGCGACGACTCGTCCACGGATTGGTTCGTCTGGCATTTTACGGAACGGGTGCGTTTTGGTCACCCAGTAGATTCCTTCAATGGTTGAACCCAATGATTTACCTGAGCGGTTACCACCAATGTATAGGCGTGCTTTGTTTGGCAGGGCATGGAATGCTTCCTGCTTTGGTGACGCCTTGTAGTTGTAGAGGTTTGGTGCTGCAGCAGATTCTTGGATTGATTCGCCAAGCCCGCGTAGCGCGTCCTCTAAGTTGAAACTATCCCGTGCCACGAATTAGTCCGACCAGTTCTTGTAGGCGTATACGCACAAGGGTGTTGTCAAGAGCAGGGAGATGATTCCTAAGTTCAATAAGGTCTCCGAGCTTGGCGTATGCCCACCATTCGCCAGCGCGAGGAGCACCCACACCGGCACGTTGAGTGACAAGGAAACCAAACTTACCTTTAGCGTTAACTTTTTCAAGTTCCGCTTCTTGGAACCATTTTTCAATTTGCCCATAGGAAGCCTCCTTGGCAGCTTTGCCACCTTTGATTTCGAACACGATTAGTCCACGGAGGGGTTCGCGTAGCCAAACGTCACCTTCGTCGTTGGTTCCTTTTAGGACATTGCGGTGCGCTTCTAGTTCACTGTAGCCCTGCGATAGCAGATGGTTGCGTACAGCGGTTTCGGCAGCCGTGCCGATTTGCTTTGCTTTACTCATGGTCGTCTCCTCCAGTATGCGTTAGAATTCTAACATGCCTATTAGTCCTACTCCTGAAGAAGTGAATGCTTTTCACCTCAACTCTGATAAGGACTCTAGTGCGCTTGCGTTGCACCACACTTTGGGTGTGGGTCCTTCTCAGGCGTCGCCGGGCAATCACAATCATGATGGTAAGAACTCTCCGAAGATTAACATTGCAAATATTGAAGGCGGAATTTGGAATGTTGATGGCGGGTTACCTGACACCGTGTACACCCCTATCCCGCATTTTGATGGCGGAGGAGTAATTTAATGGCAGTTATTCTGCAGTTGCGTCGAGGCGTTGCCTCTCTTTGGACTTCCGCTAATCCTGTTCTTGCTCAGGGTGAGATGGGTGTTGAAACTGACACTTTGAAGGTGAAGATTGGTAACGGTACTTCTAATTGGAATGCGTTGCCTTATTTCACTCAGGGTACTGCGGGTAAGTCTGCGTATGAGATTGCTGTCCTGAATGGGTTTATTGGTACTGAGGCTGCGTGGGTGGCTTCGTTGGAGGGTGCTCCGGGTCCTACTGGTCCTGCTAACACTTTGGGTATTGGTGCGGTTTCGTCTGCTTCGACTCCTTCAGCTTCGATTACTGGTACTGCACCTAATCAGACTTTGAACCTTGTGTTGCCTAAGGGTGATACTGGTGCTACTGGTCCTGCGGGTCCTACTGGTGCTACTGGTCCTGCGGGTCCTACTGGTGCTACTGGTGCTCAGGGTATTTCTGGTCCTGCGGGTCCGTCAAATGTTTTGACTGTTGCAAGTACTACTACTGGCGCTGCGGGTTCGGATGCTGCGGTTACTGTTTCTGGTACGTCGCCTGCACAGTCTTTGAACTTTACTATCCCGCGTGGTAACACTGGTGCGACTGGTGCTACTGGTGCTACTGGTCCGACTGGTGCTACTGGTGCGACTGGTCCTCAGGGTGTTAAGGGTGACACTGGTGATACTGGTGCTACTGGTGCTCAGGGTCCTCAGGGCATTCAGGGTGTCAAGGGTGACAAGGGTGACCAAGGTGACCAAGGTATTCAGGGTATCCAAGGCATTCAGGGTATTCAGGGTGTTCAGGGTGAGGTTGGACCTCAGGGACCTCAGGGTGACACTGGTGCTACTGGTGCTGCAACAACCATTAAGGGTTCTGTTGCAGCCGTAGGTAACCTTCCAACCACTGGTAACAGTGTGGGTGATGGTTACATTGTTGACGCTGACGGTGACCTTTACATCTGGAATGGCACTACGTGGACTAGCGTCGGTCAGATTGTTGGTCCTCAGGGTTCTACTGGTGCTACTGGTGCTACTGGTGCTACTGGTGCGACTGGCGCTACTGGTCCTCAGGGTCCTCAGGGTATTCAGGGCATTCAGGGTGACACTGGTGCTACTGGTGCTACTGGTCCTCAGGGCATTCAGGGTATTCAGGGTGTCAAGGGTGACACTGGCGATACTGGACCTCAAGGTATTCAAGGTATTCAGGGTGAGACCGGTCCTGCAGGTCTTGACGGCGACGATGGACCTCAGGGTATTCAGGGCGAAACTGGACCTCAAGGACCTCAGGGTATTCAGGGTGAAGCCGGTCAAAATGGTCTTGACGGCGATGATGGTCCTCAGGGTATTCAGGGTGAGACAGGTCCTGCAGGTCCCGGTGTTGCAGCGGGCGGTACTGCTGGGCAGATTCTTGCTAAGGTTGACGGCACCAACTACAACACTTCTTGGATTGATAACTACACAGGTCAGGTCAAGCATCTTGTAAAGAACAGCACTGGCGTTACGATGCCTAAGGGTTCTGTTGTTTATGTTTCGTCTGCTGATGGAACTAACATGAACGTCTCGCTCTCTGATGCGGACACTGAGCTTACTTCATCTAAGACGATGGGTTTGCTTGAGTCTGAGCTTGTCACTGGAGGTATTGGCTTTGCTATCACCGAAGGTCTGCTTGCAGGGTTGGACACTAGCACCGCAACTGCAGGTCAATCAGTTTGGCTTTCAAGCACAGCAGGCGGTTTTGTTTATGGTGCACCACCCGCAAAGCCTGCACACTCTGTCTACCTTGGTGTCGTTACCCGCGTACAAAGCAACAACGGTGAAATCTTTGTCAAGGTTCAGAACGGTTACGAAGTTGAAGAACTTCACAACGTTTCAATTACTAGCGTCGCTAACAAGCAGGTGTTGCAGTATGACTCTGCGACGTCGCTGTGGAAGAACGCAACCATCTCTGCTGGCGTTACCGTTTCAGAGACTGCACCTTCTTCGCCTAGCACTGGTGACCAGTGGTTCAACTCTGGCAATGGTAAGTCTTATGTTTACTATGATTCGTTCTGGGTTGAAGTTGGTATTGGACCTCAGGGTATTCAAGGCGAGACTGGCGCAACCGGCGCTACAGGAGCAACTGGAGATACGGGACCAACAGGTCCGGCAGCGTCTGCTGGAAAAATAATCGCTATGTCAATTGTCTTTGGAGGATAAAAAATGGCAGCACCGAACATCGTAAACATTGCCGTAATCACCGCAAAAACTGCGGTGCAGGCAGTGAGCACAACCGCAACTGACATAGTTGCAAACGCTGGCTCTAGCAACACCTCAGTAAAAATTAACGACCTAATGATTGCAAACGTTAATGGCTCTGCTGCTGCAACCATTACTGCATCAATTTTTCGCTCCTCTGTAGAGTACAAACTTGCACATGCAATTTCAGTTCCTGCTGGTGCCACCTTGGTTGTGTTGGATAAGACAAGCTCAATTTACCTAGAAGAGGGTGACACCCTTCGCCTTACCGCTTCAGTTAACTCTTATCTTCACGCAGTCTGCTCGTATGAAATCCTTGCCTAATGCCTATGGGACATAGAGGCACTGGCAGTTATGTAGGAGCCGTCGGCAGCTACGCTACGGGTGGCAGGTTCTCCCTAAGGGAGCAGCAGATAATTGCAGCGAACGATGCGTGGAAACCCCCATTTGTGACGTCTAACCTCCAACTATTCCTAGATGCTGCAAACTACTCTGGCACCGGTACAACTTGGACCGATAATAGCGGGAATGGTAAAAACTTTACTTGGACTAGCACCCCAAACTTTACCTCCGGGACGGCTCCGTACTTTTCGACCCTCGGCAAGGGCGCAGTCGGACCTGCATCAAACTCGTTTAACGTAGCAAACTCGGGAGAGTACACGGTTATTGTAGTTGCTGCCATTAACTCTGAAACCTATAATGGTGCGTTTAAATTCTCTGGAGACGTAACCAATGGGCGAGGAATATTTAGCCACCTGAACTGGGTTGGCAATCAGGTTTACTGGGACCAAGGTGGTTGTTGCAACGCGGATACAAGAACGAACGTTTCTCTTGGTTCGGTTACAGGCTGGAACATGTTCGTTTACAGGCGCTCAGCAACTTCAAGAGACTTCATAAAAAGCGGTACAACGCTTGTATCTAATACCTCTGCAGCAGCAAGCATTAACCTAAACGCTACGGCAGCATTTATAAACAATGAAGACCAAGGCTCGGGAGCAAATGCTTGGGACGCAAAACTCGGCGCGTTCATGCTATACAATCGAGCCTTAACAAATGCTGAGCTAACTACAAACTTAAACATATTTAAAGCTAGGTACGGTTTTTAATGTCCAATTTAGAAATTTGTGAAGCATGCCCACTCATGCTCATTAGTCGCATTTGTTCTGTATGCGCTTGCCCTGTTGATGTAACAACATCACAAGAGGGACAAGCCTGCCCAGAAGGTAAGTGGTCCAATGCCTAACGGAAGTTTGCTTGGAGGATACAACTACCCGAGCAAACCAACAGTTATCTCGGTACCTACAAATGTGAGGTACATTCGCTGGTACGCGAATGGCAATAATATTAACGGCGACACCCACTTTTGCGAACTACAGGCGCTGACCGCAGGCGGAACAAACCGAGCCTTAAACGCTGGAACCAACGGAAGGGTCTCTCAATACGCGGGCACTTCGCAAACAATAAGCAATTCCACATGGCAAATAGCAACCGATGGGGATACGTCTTCAGGGACTTACGTAGGGTTTGGGACCGGCGGTACAGGAATTCAGTTTGATTTGGGAGCTATTTATACTGACATTTCTCAGATAAAGTTCTGGAACTACTATGCCGACAATAGAACGTACTACAGCGTAACCATCGCCGTCTCAGCAGATAACTCCACTTGGACCACTTTGTACGGTCCAACAAATACTGCCTCTAACTCTTCGGGCGTTTCAGTTTCGGTACCTATCACGTCAAACGCGGTACTTGCAACGTCTGGAATGTGGCGACTAGAGGAGCAATACGCTGCAAAGAGGACAAACACATGGCAAGGCGTTTCGGCAACTGTCACCGGCGGTACTGTAACCACTAGTGGCGCTTACACCATTAGAACCTTCACTGCAAACGGCACTCTGTCTGTGACCGGAGGAACACTTGTAGCTGACATTCTAGTTATCGGCGGTGGTGGTGGTGGTGGAAACGGCGGAGCAAACTACTGTGGCGGTGGTGGTGCAGGTGGACTTATTCAGGGTAGTTCCGTAAGCCTGAGCGGTTCTTTGCCTATTGTCATTGGTGCAGGTGGCGGACTCAATGCAAAGGGCAGCGATACCACCTTTAGTTCATACACCGCCGTCGGTGGCGGACAAGGAGCCAGCTCTTACTACGCAACCGGTGGCTCTGGTGGCTCCGGTGGTGGCGGTGGTCCAACGAACGGCGCAGGTGGTGCGGCAACTTCTGGTCAGGGAAACATTGGTGGTGTTGCATCTTCTGCTAACGCTGGTGGTTCCGACTCTGGTGCTGGTGGTGGTGGCGGTGCAGGTGGTGCTGGTTACCACCGCACAAACCCCGGCGCTTACACTAACGGTCCCGGCGGTGGTGGTGAAGGCTTGGAGTCAAGCATTACCGGAACGGCGACTTTTTATGCCGCTGGTGGCTACGGCGCGGGTTACTACCACGGTGCCCGTCAAAACGGCATCGGTGGTGGAACCTCTGGCTACAACTACCCCCAGTTCCAGAACATCCAAGTCGACGCTAACGGCTCAGCAAATACAGGCTCCGGTGGTGGAGGTAAAGGCTGGGCGCAGGGTGGCGGCTCGGGAGGTTCTGGTATTGTAATAATTAGGTATTTGACCCCATAACTTTTATAGCAATATTTTAGAACGAGGAAATCATGGCGCATTTTGCTGAGCTAGACGAAAACAATGTAGTCGTTAGAGTGCTTGTAACTGACAACGACGACCCTAATGGCGATGAAGGCTATCAGTGGCTGCTCGATAACCTAGGTGGAACTTGGGTAAAGACTTCTTACAATGGCACCATCCGTAAGAACTATGCAGGAGTTGGATACGAGTACAACGAGGAGCTTGACGCTTTTGTTGCTCCTAGCCCATTTGAATCTTGGGTTTTAGACGAAGAGACCGCACAATGGGAAGCGCCGACTCCAAAGCCAGAAGATGGCGCAATGTACGATTGGAACGAAGACACCCTTTCATGGGATGCCATTCCAACTCCAGACGAACCTATGCCACTAACGCCTTAATAAAAAGGTAAACTTAGCACATGGCAGCCATTGACTTCCCCAACTCTCCTACGGTTGGAACAACTTTCACATCAGGGCGCAATACTTGGATTTGGACTGGTGCGACTTGGGATATAATCGCAGGCTCTTCTTCTGAATCACTTCATCCATTCCTACTAATGGGAGCGTAAAGCATGGCAACAATACATAAAGTTCTTGGGCAGGCGTTGCCTAACGGTTCAAGCGTCGATTTGTACACGGTAGGTTCAGGCAAAGAAGCAGTTGTATCGACCCTGTACGTCACAAACGTAACAGCTTCTGCGACTACGTTTACTATTTGGGTTCGCCCTGCTGGTGCAACCGCAACTGACGCGATGAAACTTGCACACGCGGTGCCAATGACTGCCAATCAGGTAGTACCTATTACTGTGGGTATTACTTTGGCTGCAACAGATGTTGTGACCGTAGCGTCTAGTGTTTCAGCCAGCGTCGCGTTCAGTCTCTTCGGAGCGGAGATAAGCTAATGGCTATCTCAACATTTCCCGCAGTATCGGCTCCGGCGGGCAAGTCCGAACAAACCGTAATTATTAACTCAACGCAATCTTGGACTGCTCCTGCTGGCGTAAGCACAATTAACTTGCTACTGGTTGGCGGTGGTGGTGGTGGTGGATACGACACCCTTGCTGGAATAGTTTGCGGTGGTGGTGGCGGTGGCGGTGTTGTTCACGCCGACTTTGCAGTAACCGCAGGGACTTCATACACTATTACGATTGGCGCAGGGGGAACTCAAAGCGCAGCAGGAACCAATACTACCTTTGGT